CTGAAAATGTTGCAATAGGTACAGAAGCACTAGATGCTAATACAACAGCAACAAGAAGTACAGCAGTTGGTTATAAAGCATTGGCAGCTAACACAACGGGTGTAGGTAACACAGCAGTTGGATGGAAGGCTTTAATTACTGCAAATGGAGCAGCTACTCAAAATACAGCTGTTGGACGTAGTGCTTTAGGTGGTTTAACAACAGCTGCTCAAAATACAGCTGTTGGATGTGATGCTTTATATTCTGTAACAACAGGTGATCAAAATACATCACTTGGAAATAGAGCTGGGGATGTTACTACAACAGGAGCAAACAATACAACAATTGGTTATGCAGCAGATCCAAGTTCTAACACAGCTTCTAATCAAGTTACTTTAGGAAATGCAAGTGTATCATCTATAAGATCACAAGTTCAATCTATTTCAGCTCTTTCTGATAGAAGGGATAAAAAAAATATTAAAGATTTAGAAATAGGTTTAAATTTTATTGATGATTTAAAACCAGTTACTTTTGATTGGAATAGAAGGGATGGCAGCAAACCAGGTAAAAAAGAAGTTGGTTTTATTGCACAAGATTTAGACGAAACTCAAATAAAATATAATTTAGAAGAACATTTAGAAATAGTACTAAAAGACAATCCAGATAAATTAGAAGCGGCACCTGGTAAAATTCTTCCTATATTAGTTAAAGCTATACAAGAATTATCAGAAACAAATAAAAAATTAACATCAAGAATAGAAGAACTAGAAAAGAAATAAGATATCCTAAGAAATTTGTCAGTTATTAGTCGTTTTAAGTATCTTATAAATATAAGAAAGATTTAATATATAGGAATTTAACTAATGGCAACAATACAAAACATCACTATTGACCAAGACGCTGATTACACAGAAACTTTAACTATTAAAGATTCAGCAGGGACAGTCGTAGATTTAACAGGACAGACGATAACAAGTAAGATAAGAAAGACTCACTTATCAACATCTTCTACCTCTTTAACTACTGCTATCATAGGTGCAACTGCAGGTACTTGCTCAATAACATTAACAGATACAGTTACCTCAGGACTTTCTGAAGGTAGATATGTATGGGATTTAACAACTACCGATAGCTCTGGTATAATCACTAGACGAATCGAGGGAAGAGCAACAGTCACACCAAGCGTGACTAGATAGTTATGTCAACTAAAGATTATCTTGACAGTAAATGGCCTGATCTACATTCTCAACCGACTATCGAGAAACCGATTAGTGAAGTGAATGAGATTGATGAAGACATTGAGAAACAGATAAGACAACTACAAGAACAAAAATTTAATAAAGGTATTCAGAACGTATTACCTAAAGAAGTTGATCTACTCGGACATAGACTAGACAGTTTTCTATCAACTGTAAAAGTAGAGAAACAACAACTTGAAGAAAAAGTTAAGAAAGAAGAAATTAAGATAGGTGCTTTAGAGGATCTTTTCTCTACACTAAAACAAGAGAAGAAACCTGTTGAAGAAAAGAAAGAAGAACCTAAAGTTGAGATTAAGAAAGAACCTAAGAAGATTGAGGCAAATGCAATCAAGTCACAAGAGATTGAGGCAGCTTCAAGTGTTTTAGAATATCTACTACCTAAAGAAGTACCAGAATATGACGAAGGTATAATAGCTAAAGTATCTAAGCAGATTTCAGAAATGAAAGTTGCCAATGAGTTAGAGAAAGATAAGATATCTAAACTTAGGTCTATTGATAGTTTAGAAAAACTTACAGAAGAATTTTTAAGATTTAAGAACGTTACTTCTGTTCAACTATCTACACTTGGTGGAGGTGGTTCAGTAAGACTACTTGATAATGATGATGTTGATATTTCATCTATTGGTAATGGTAAGATATTAGAATACAATTCGACTACTGAAAAAATGCAGTTTGTCACAAGTGGCGATTCTGTTAATAACTTAGAAGTTTTAGGAACAATAATATTTGAAGGTGCAACTGCTAACGATTTCGAAACTACTGTTAGTGTTGTTGATCCTACAGCAGATAGAACAATAACTTTACCCAATGCTTCGGGTGCGATACCTGTTTTAGCCGCTGCAAGTAATACACAAATAACTGCTACACCAGAAGAATTAAATCATGTAGACGGAGTGACAGGTAATATACAAACAGCATTAGATTCTAAGGCAACTGAAGCATTTGCAATCGCACAAGCAGTCGCTCTAGGATAACTAAATAGTACTATAAGGAAAAATTATGGCAATACCAAATACAAAAGCTACATTAAAAGAATACTGTCTAAGATCATTAGGTAAACCTGTGATCGATATAAACGTTGATGACGAACAAGTAGATGATAGAATAGACGAGGCAGTACAATACTTTTGCCAATATCATAGTGATGGTGTTGAAAGAATGTATTTAAAATATCAAGTAACGGCTGCTGATGTTACTCGTATGACTACTGATTCTAGCGAAACAATTACAGAGAACGGTGTTACTACTACTTGGAAACAAGGAAGTAACTTTCTTATAGTTCCTGAAACAGTTATATCTGTTGTCAATGTATTTCCTTTATCAGATAGAGCAAATCTAAATATATTTGATGTTAAGTATCAACTAAGATTAAATGACTTGTATGATTTTTCATCTACAAGTATTGTTCATTATGAAATGACAATGAAACATTTAGATTTCTTAGATCATGTATTAGTTGGTGAAAAACCAATGAGATTCAATCATCTATCAAATAAATTATTTCTTGATATGGATTGGAAAAATGATATCACAGCAGGCGAGTTTTTAATCTTTGAAGTTTTTAGAAGATTAGATCCTGCAACAAGTACAGATATGTTTGATGATCTTTATTTAAAGAGATATACAACAGCATTAATCAAAAGACAATGGGGACAAAACCTGTCTAAATTTAACGGTACAGCAATGTTAGGTGGAGTTACACTTAACGGACCTGAATTATTTTCTACAGCAATAGCAGAACAACAAAAACTTGAAGAAGAAATAAGATTAAATTATGAAGAACCTGCACATATGCAACAAGGATAAAAACTAAATGCCAACTAACGTTTATTTCAGCACTGGCACAACGTCTGAGCAAAAACTATATGAAGATTTAATTATAGAACAGCTTAAGATATATGGTCAAGATGTTTATTACCTACCCAGAAAGATAGCAAATAAAGATACTATCTTCGGTGAGGACCCTGCTTCATCTTTTGATGACTCGTACATTATAGAAATGTATGTTGACAACACAGATGGTTACATGGGTGAACAAGAGATAATCAAGAAGTTTGGTTTAGAATTAAGAGATGATATTAAGTTTACTGTATCTAAATTGAGATGGGAAACTTTAGTATCTAACAATAGTGATTTACAGAATACAACTAGACCTAACGAAGGTGATTTAGTTTATTTCCCTACAACAAAAGCATTCTTTGAGATACAGTTTGTTGAACACGAACAACCTTTCTATCAACAAAGTGCTTTACCTGTTTACAAATTATCTTGTACTAAATGGGAATACAGTTCTGAAAGAGTTGATACAGGTATCGCAGAGATTGACGCTACTGAGGACGCTCTATCAACTGATACTATGGCATTCCAATTTAGTTTAGAAACTGGTACATCTGCTACAGGTGCTATTACACTAGAGAGTGATATAGGTGATATTAATTATCTTATCAATGAGAGCTTTACTATGGCAACACAACAACCTGTGGATCAAGGAAAAGCATTTGAAACTGCTGCAGGTACAAATACATCATCAACAGAAGATGATATATTAGATTTTAGCGAAAGAAACCCTTTCGGGGAGGTTGACGATTACTAATGAGAGATAGACATTTACAATTAACAGAACATCACAACAAAGCTTTAAAAGAAGAAAAAGAAAAATTACTTTTCAAAAATCTTCGAACAGAAGTAAATGCTGGTGCGAATGGTACACAAGACTATATAATTAAAAAAGGTCAGAACACTGGCAAGATAGCAGACAAAGGACAATAATGTTTGGACAACACTTCTACCATAAATCGATAAGAAATACTGTAATTGCTTTCGGTACGATATTTAATAACATTAATATCAGACGATTGGATTCTAGCGGGAATCCTTTGCAAAAAATTAGAGTACC